GATGATAATGGCGATTCCTAATGCTGGAATGAAAGCTGAAGCAGAAAAAGGTCTTGATTGGCGAGAGGAATTTGGTCGTGGTGGAACAAGAGTTGGTGCTGTAAGAGCAAGACAGATAGTGGCAGGTGAAAACTTATCTGATTCTACAATCAAAAGAATGTTTAGTTTTTTTAGTAGGCATGAAGTTGATAAAGAAGCTGAAGGTTTTAGTTCAGGAGAAGAAGGTTATCCTTCTAATGGTAGAATAGCTTGGGCATTATGGGGTGGTGATGCAGGTTTTGCTTGGTCAAGAAGATTAGTAGAAAAAATGAAAAAAGAAGAAGAAACCAGAGCAGTATCAGGCAAGGCTCTAGAAACAATTAAAAATAAAGTAGAAGAACATAATGAAGAAGTAGGCGATGTTAAATCTAAAAGAACTACTATCGGAGTATTATCAAAAGTTTATGAAAGAGGGATTGGTGCTTTTAAGACTAATCCAGCTTCTGTAAGACCTTCAGTAAGCAGTCCTGAACAATGGGCGATTGCACGAATAAATTCTTTTTTATACGCTTTGCGTAATGGAAGATTTAGAAGTGGCAAACACGACACAGACTTGCTCCCTGAAGGGCATCCTTTATCAACCAAAAACAAAGAGGATAAATCTATGGAAAATAAAGAAGATAGACATATCCTAAATGTTGAGGAAACAGACGATACTTATGTAATATCGTTTGCTAAACATGAGGATATGATGGAAGAAATGGAAGATGATGACAAAGATATGGAATCTCGACCATTTCATTATGATGAAGAAAAAGATGAAGAAGAAAGACTAGATAAGTCCGATATTGTCTATCGAACTCTAGACCTTTCAAGATCGTCTTTTATCGATGAAGAAAAAAGAAGAGTGAGAATTGGAGTAAGTTCCGAAGAACCTGTTGAAAGGGATTTTGGCATGGAAGTAATTTCTCATTCTGAAGAGGACATTGACACTAGCTTTATTGGTAGTGGCAGGAGTCCTTTACTTTTAGACCATGACATGACTAAACAGATTGGTGTGGTCGAAAGATATGAAATTGATTCTGGTGAAAAAAGTGCAAAGGCAATAGTTCGTTTTGGTCGAAGCGAATTAGCAGAAGAAATTTATCAAGATGTCAAAGATGGTATTCGTCAAAATATCAGCGTTGGCTATAAAATAAATAGTATGGAACGAGTTAGAAGCGACAAAGATGATAAGCCTATGTTCAGAGTACAAACTACACCTTTAGAGGTGTCTGTTGTTTCTGTACCAGCAGATCAATCTCAAGCTGTCGGTGTAGGTCGTTCTGAAGATAAACAAACAACCATAAAGGTAAAAACAATGACTGAAGAAGTTAAAAATGAAATAAACCTTGATGAAGTTAGACAACAATCTGTTGCTGAAGCTAAAGCTGAATTTGTAAGAAATTCGAAAGAAATTATAGATTTAGCTGTTCAACACAACAGAAGAGATTTAGCTGACAAGGCAATCCAAGATGGCAACTCAGTAGAAGAATTTAGAGGAATACTATTAGATAATATATCTAATGATAAGCCTTTAGAAACTGCTGAAATTGGCATGACTAAAAAAGAAGTAAGAAAGTTTTCTGTAATGAAAGCTATCAACGCTTTAGCTAATCCTACTGATAGGAAAGCGCAAAGGGATGCAGAATTTGAATTTGAATGTTCAGAACAAGCATCTAAACACTATGGCAGAACTGCACAAGGCATAATGCTACCACCTGAAGTAATGTCCAATTGGAATACTAGGGATTTAAACGCTTCTGATGATGCTGGTCTTGTAGGTCAGGATTTCAGAGCAGGTAGTTTTATTGATGCACTTCGTAACGCATCTGCTGTAATGCCTTTGGCTACTAACTTAAATGGACTCTCAGGCGATGTAAAAATCCCTAAGAAAACATCAGCTTCATCTGCCGCTTTCATTAGTGCAGAAGGTGGTGCTTCTGGTGAGTCTGAAATGGTTATAGGCTCAGTAACTATGTCACCTAAAACTGTAGGTGTTCATACTGATGTAACTCGTCAGCTTATGATTCAATCATCTTTAGATGTTGAGAATTTAATTCGTGATGATTTAGCTAAATCAATGGCTATTGCAATTGATGATGGTGCTTTAGAAGGTAGTGGTTCTAGTGGAAATCCAACAGGTATCACTAATACTTCTGGTATTAATACTGTTTCTTTAAGTAGTGCCGCCGCGCCTACTTTTGCAGAAATGGTTTCAATTGAAACTAGCATAGCTGTTGATAATGCTTTAGTAGGCGATTTAGCTTACATCATTAATCCAGCTAACTTCGGTACGCTAAAAACTACTGCTAAAGATTCAGGAAGTGGTTTATTCGTGGCGGAGAATGGAATGGTGAATGGTTATCCTGTAGTCGTTTCTAATCAATTGACTGCTAATAACTATGTGTTCGGAAACTTCAACGACCTATTAATTGGGTTCTTTGGTGGTTTGGATATTACTGTTGATCCTTACTCTAACTCTACTTCTGGAACTGTCCGAATTGTGGCACTTCAGTCATTAGATGTAGCTGTAAGACACGCAGTATCATTCTGTAACGCAAGTTAATAGATGGTATTAACAACTGAAAAGGCAGTAGGGGTTTTCTCTACTGCCCTTTCTAAAAAAAAGGAAAGCAAAATGAAAGTTTTAATTCTTAGAGATACAGTTGCTGATGGTAAAAAAGTTTGTGCTGGTGATGTTGTTGAAATAGATAACGATACTGCAAATACTTTAATTAGTTATGGTAAAGCAGAAGCATCGGAAGGCAAGGTATCAGAAAAAAAAGATAGAAGTGTGGGCTTAGAAAAATCAGAAGTTAAAGTCAAAGGAAGAAAAGGAAAATAAATGGCTTTAGAATTTGATGCTGATTTTGATGGCTACTTCGATGATTCGTATGGACATGGTGTATCTGCTTCTTATACTGTTAGCGGTGGTTCAGCAACAACTATCAAGGTTATCCTTGAAGATGAATATTTATCAGTAGATGGTTTAACTGTTGGAGTTGAGAGTAGTACACCTGTCGCATATTGCAAAACTAAAGATGTATCATCAGCAAGTCATGGCGATACTTTAGCTTTTTCAGTATTAACCGATTTAGATGGCAACACTTTAAAAGGTGCAAAAACTTATTCTGTTGTAAATGTGCAACCTGATAACACAGGTATTACAGCTTTAATATTACAAGAACAATAATGGCTAATCATATCAGACAACAAATAAGAGAAAGAGTAGGCACAACTTTAACGGGTCTAACTACCACAGGATCAAATGTTTTTCAAAGCAGAGTTTATAATTTAGAGGATTCTAAACTTCCAGCAATAATTATTTATACAAAATCTGAAGATTCAGAATTACTAGAAATGGGTTCAACAAGAACTTTACAAAGGAATTTATCTCTAGTGGTTGAAGCGTATGTCAAAGCAAATAGCAATTATGACGACACCATTGACACGATTGCAAAAGAAGTTGAAGCGGCTATGGGTGCAGATGTAACTCATAACAATTTAGCCAGAGATTCTTTCCTAGACTCAACAGAAATAAATTATAATGGCGAGGGTGAACAACCTATTGCTGTTATGACAATGGTATATAATATAGGTTATCAAACTACAGAAGTGACAGCAGATGTCGCTTTATAGAGGATTTTTATTATGGATAAAAATGTAATGGTTTCTCCTGATGGCAAAAGCAAAATTACTGTTTTTGATTCAGAAGTAGAAAATCTTAAAGCAAATGGGTGGATTCTTGAAGGAGAATCTAAAACTAAAACTAAAACTAAAACAGAGGTTGAATAATGGCTACATTCGCAGGTAAAGCAGGTGTTGTACAAACAGGTTCAAACGCTTTAGCAGAAGTTAGGTCTTACAGTATTACGCAAACAGGCGATACCACAGAATCTACTGCTATGGGCGATTCAGCAAAAACTTTTGAAGCTACTTTGACAGAGTATTCTGGATCAGTAGATTTATTTTTTGATGATACTGACTCAAGTGGGCAAGTGTCTTTGACAATAGGCTCGTCTTTTACTTTGAATCTTGCACCAGAAGGAAGTGGTAGTGGTTCATATAAATTATCAGGCACAGCTATTGTTACAGATAAGACAATAACTGCCGCACATGATGGACTTGTTGAAATGACTATTGCATTTCAAGGAACAGGTGCATTGACGATTGGTACTTACTAATTATGACTAAAGCGATAGATAATGTCGTTGCTCACTTTGACAGTCAAGAAATTAAAAAGATTGAAGTTAAAGAATGGGGAACAGAAGATCAACCTTTAGAAATTTTTACAAAACCATTAACATTACAAGAGTCTAAAAAACTCTACAAAATGGCAAATGGTGGTGATTTAGAAGTAATGGTTTATGCAATCATTACCAAAAGTCTTGATGCAGATGGCAATAAACTTTTTACATTAGCTGATAAAGAGTCACTTATGACCAAAGCTGATGTAGAAGTTTTGTCTAATGTTGCATCTGAGATTTTAGGCAGTGTTACATCTGAAACAGCACAGGAAAAGTAAGAGCCGATTCTGATTTATTTGCTATGTTTGCTCTTGCAGACAGGCTCGGCATGACAGTTGAAGAGTTACAAAAGAGCATGACAGTAGACGAGTTTGTTTATTGGTTGGCATATTTAGAAGAAATGAATAAAAAAATGGAAAACAATGGGTAACTTAGGCAAATTAAATATAGTCATTTCTGCTGTCAATAAATCAAAGGCTGTTTTTGGACAAGTTACTCAAAGTCTTAACAAAGTTAAAAACCAAGTTGGTAGTGCCTTAAAAGCATTTGGTATGCTTACTGCTGGTATTGGTGCTTTAGGTGGTGCATTAGCCTTAATAGGTAAAAAATCTTTTGATTTCTTAGATGTTATTGGCAAGATAGCAAGTCGGACAGGCGCAACAACTGATCTAATACAAGCTTTTCAATTATCTGCTATTCAATCAGGTGCTTCGATTGAAACAGCAAACAAAGCCTTACAAAAATTTGCCAAAATGATTGGTGAAGGTCGCAAAGGTTTAAAAACTTATACAGATATATTTGATAGATACAATGTTGCTTTACTAGATGCTGGTGGTAACGAAAGAACTTTTAACGAAGTTTTAAAAGATACTATGACAGGCATGATGAAATCTCAAAATGTCTTTCTAAGAAATGCAGATTTAGCTTTATTATTTGGTAGAGCAGGACAAGAACTTACCAGCACAATAATGATGGGTGGCGAAGCCTTAGATGATTTTATAGAAAAAAATAAAACTCTTGGTTTAATTATAGAAACTGAAGCTATAAAAAGTACAGAAAAATTTAACGACAGATTATCAAGAATTGGTTTTGCTTTTAGAGTTTTAAGAGATTCAATTACCACAGCTTTTTTGCCTGTATTAGATGATTTTGCTGATAAATTTGAAAAAACATTAGCTGAAACAAATGTTAGAGATTTTGGCAAACAATTAACAATAAGTTTTTTAACAAGTTTTGGACAAATTTTAGTAGCTACAGATTCTTTTATACAAGGTGTGGCTTCTGCTTTTGGTAGTTTTTCAAATATTGTGAAAGGAGTACGAGTACAATTTTTAAAACTAAGTGCTATCGGACATGAACTTGCTAATACATTAACTTTTGGTTTGTCAGGATCAACAGAAAGAGCAAAAGAACTTACCAATCAAGCTAATCTATTATTTCAAGAATTAGCTAAACCACCTGAAACAAATACTTTTTTAACAGGCACTATAAAGTCTTTGAATGATATAAGAGATACAATTGTTAATTCTGTTACACCTACTGTTGAAGAAGGCACAACACAAATGGGAGAATCATTTTCTGAATTACAATTAAGGTTACAACAATTTGCAAGTCAAGCACAAGCACCATTAAACGCCTTTCAACAATCCTTTAAAACTACAGGTGCGATGATTGGCGATACTATAGTTTCTTCTATGAAAAAAGTCGAAGATACTTTAGTTAATGGTTTAATGACAGGTAAGTTTGCCTTTAAAGATTTTGCAAACTTTGTCATCAAAGAATTATTGAGAATAGCCATTAGAAAATTAATCATAGATAAAATTACAGGTGGTTTTGGTTCTTTTCTTGGTGGATTAGGTAAAAGAGAAAAAGGTGGCACAGTAACATCAAATAGACCTTACTTAGTTGGTGAAGCTGGTGCAGAATTATTTGTACCTAACAAAACAGGTACAATCGTACCTAATAATAGATTGGGTGGTGGTATGGCTTCAGGTGGTATGCCTGTAAATATTACCTACAATATTCAAGCTTTTGATTCCAAAGATACGATTTCTGCAATAACAGAAAATGCACCTACTATTTCTGCCATAATAGAAACTGAATTTAATAAGAGAGGTAGAAGAGGTTTTGTGACATGAGTGGCAGTTTCCCAACATCACCATCAGCAAGAAGTGTCAATATAAAATCAATTGAACCTACATTAGTTTCTGTTACACAGAATTTAAAAAGACAAGTTAGAAGAAGGGGTGGTCAAAGATGGTTATTAGAAGTGGAATTTCCACCAATGACTAGAGCAGAATTTGCGCCTATTTATGCTTTTGCTATGAAGCAACAAGGTCAGTTTGAAACTTTTACTTATGTACCACCTGTTATAAGCACATCGCAAGGCGATACGAGCGAATCTCCTGTAGTTGATGGTGCGGTGTCAGTTGGTGCTAGTTCAGCGACCATAGATGGTCTTACAGCTTCAGAATCAGGTATTATAAAAGCTGGTGATTTCTTTAAATTTAGTGGTCATTCAAAAATTTATATGGCTACTGCTGATATGGATGCAGATGGTACAAGTCACGCTACCTTAAATTTTGCACCTAATCTTTTAAATGCAGTTGCTAATGATGAAACAATAGTTTTTTCAGCAGTACCATTTACAGTTTCTTTTACCGAAGATATTACGCAATTCAATACTGATGTAAGTGCTTTATATGGTTTTAGTATGTCATTAGTAGAAATATTTTAATGAGATGGATAGAGGAAGCACAGGTGCATTTCAAACAGAGATTGTTAAATCTGCAAATAAACCTTTTCATTTATTAAAATTATCTTTTGATGATGTCAGTTATTTTCTTTCTGATGCTTATATTCCTGTAACTTATGATTCAAATACTTATACACCAACAGGAAGCTTTTTAAGTTTTTCTGATATTGTTGAAACAAACGAATCAAATATAGAAACCATTACAATTGCTTTATCAGGAGTTGATACAACTTACATAAATTTATTTTTGACAGGTGGATATTTAGATAGAACTGTAGAAATATATAAAGCATTTTTAGATTCTAACGATGCTTTAGTTTCTGATCCTTTACTTATATTTAGTGGCAGATTAAACAATCCAGCTATTAAAGAAGATGTTGATGCTGGAACAAGCACAATAGCAGTACAAGCAAGTTCATTATTTGTGGACTTTGATAAAATAAACGCAAGATTTACAAATAATGAATCTCAACAAAGTTTCTTTGCAGGAGATACAGGTTTTAGATTTAGTTCTGTAGTTGTTAAAGAATTAAATTGGGGTATGACTACAGGTGCAACAGCATCAGGTGGTGGCAGTTCTAGTGTATCAACACAAGGTTCAACAACATCACCAATTAATAATACATCTCCTGCGCAAAAAAGTATTTTTAGAGAAATAAAACCAACGAATCCAGCTTTTAGTTTGCAATCAGGCTCGGTAGTTATTCACATTAATTATGCAAACAGAAGTACACAAAATTTTTCTGTAGGTCAAAGAGTTAAGATAGATGGCTTTCAATCAAAAACTTTTGATGATGGTGAATTTATTTTAAGTTCAGCAATCAATCATTCCGAAGGCGCTGACACTCATCCTATTGTTGCTTTAGATTCAGATGGTTTTGGTTTTACAATTGCAGTTCCAAATACTGTTACTTCAGTAAAATCAGGAAAGTTTGGTGGTAGCGAAGTTAAAGTTGATGATGAATTGGTTGCACCTGTATTAATACAAACTACATCAGGTTCTAATTCAATTACAGTAAATGCGGATAACTTTGCCAAAGTAGGCGAGGTAGTTTCTTTTAATTTAGAAACATCATCTGTTGGTGGTATTAGTAATACAATTCTTGCTGAAGATCAAACAATTACTGCAAGAACAACTGATACTTTAACTGTTGCAATAACACAAAGAGATACAATCTTAGCCAATCCTTTAAAAACAACATCAGGTTCAACATCGTTAGTAATAGATTTTGCTGAACACAATATTGCTGTTAGCGATTCAATAACGATTTCAGGTGCTACTGCTATCGGTGGTGTTCCAGCTTCAGATATAAACAAAGCACATACTGTTACAGCTATAACAGAAAATACAGTTACAGTTGTTGTTTCTACAACAGCAACAAGCACTACAAGAGGCGGTGGCGCTTCTGTTTTATTAGATGGTTTTACGATAACCACCAATCCAATAGAAACTACATCTTCTTCTGCTACTGTCAAAGTGCATTACGCAAGTCATGGTTTAGCTAATAGTGACACAATAACTTTGTCAGGCTTAGATGATGTTGGTGGTTTAGATCGTAGTTTGTTGAATAAATCACATACTGTAGTTGATGCTTCTGCTACAGATTATTTTACAATCACTTTATCTGCTAGTGCTACAGCTGCAAAATTTGGTGGTGGTAATGATGGAGTTTTAGAAAGACCTATCAAAGCAACATCTTCTGTAAATTATGGTTCATCAGGAAGTAGGATAAATTTACCAACAGAAATAAGATGATAGATAAGGTAAAAGCAAATAATTATATTGAATCAAAATTAACAGAACCTTTTGCATGGGGTACTAATGATTGTAATACTTTTATTGTTGAATATTTTGATAAAGTTTTAAATACAGATTTACTAAAAATAATTTATAAAAAGTATTCTACCAAAGCAGGTGCAATTAAATTTCAAAAAGAATTTGCCCAAAGAATATCAGGTAGATGTTTAGAATTAGGCATGACAGAACATCATCCAACAAAAGCTATATTTGGTGACATATTAGTTAAACATAATGAAAATTGGGATTCATGTCATATTTGTATTGGTAGTAAAATAGCATCTGTAGATGAACATTCAGGTACAGCAATTTTGCCAATATCTGATTTTAACGATTTTGATTCTGCGTATAGATTTAGTAATGAAAATTAGAAACTTAATATTATATTTATCAGCTTTATTTTTTACAGGTAGTGTTTTTGCTTTACCTGCATTAGCACCTGTTTTTGTAGGTATAGGAACAGCAACCGCCGCAACTGTAGGTCTTACTGTTGCTGGTACAACTGCATTAGCTATTGGTGTTGCTGTTGTTGTCGTTGGTGCTTATGTTGGTAGTCAATTGCTTGGCGCTATGAACCAAGATTTTCCTGATGATATGTCAGCACAGGCATCATCAGCATTAGCCAATCGACAAGGTTCGACCAATCCTTTGCCTGTAATTTATGGTAAAAGAAGAGTAGGTGGTACACCAATTTTTTATCATGTATCAGGTGATGATAATGAATTTCTTAATGTGGTATATGCAATCGCAGAAGGAGAAATACAAGGAGTCACACAAGTTTATTTAAATAATGATCCTTTATTTGTTGAAAAGTTTGATATGTGGTTTGGTTCTTCTACTGATACAAATGCTAAATATAAAAATCTAGTTAAATATGAATTATATAAAGGCACAGAAACACAAACAGCAGATGCAGATTTAATTTCTGAAACAAATGGCACATGGACAGCAACAGATAAATTGCAAGGTGTTGCCTATGCAATATTAAGATTTGAATTTCAACCTGAAGCATTTGGTAATACAGGAATTCCACAGGTTAATTTTGATTTAATTGGAAAAAAAGTTAGAACTTCTGCATCAGGTGGTACAGATTATAAATTGTTTAGTGATAATCCAGCAGATTGCATAGAAGATTATCTAACCAATACCATTTATGGTAGGTCAATACCAAGTTCACAAATTGATACAACTTCATTTACTACAGCTAGAAATATTTGTGATACTCAAGTTACAGTAGGTGGTAAAACACAAAATAAATATACCTGTAATGGCATCTTAAATTCCAATAATAAAGCTATAGATAATATTGAAAAACTTTTAACATCTTGTAGAGGTTCTTTAATATTCTCAGGTGGTAAATATAAATTACTGATAGATGATACAGGTACAGCAGTTCAAACTTTTAGCGAAGATAATATTGTTGGTGCTTTTGAATTATCTTTGGGTGGTAAAGAATATAAGGCAAATAAAATTAGAGCAACATTCTTTAATAAAAATCGTGATATGCAAGGAGATTTTGCAATTGTTGAAAGTACCACATTTAAAACAGAAGATAATAATTTGAATCTTGAAAGAGCAATTGAACTGCCATTCACAGATCAAATGGAAAGGGCGCAGATGATTTCTACGATCAACATGAAACAATCAAGACAATCTTTAGTCTTTAAATTTACTTCAACAATTGAAGGTTTAAGAGCAGAAATAGGCGATGTTGTTTTTATCTCTTTAGCATCTTTAGGTTGGAATACCTTGAATTCTAATCAAGGTAAGAAATTTAAAGTTATGAAGCTTGGGATAAAAAACAATGACGAAGTAGATATTACTGTAAGAGAATACGATGATGATGTTTATAATTTTGGCACAATCTCATCAGAAGATTTTGCCCCAAATACCAACTTACCTAATTTTTCTTTTGTTGATAAACCTGTTATCACTACACCTACTGAAGAATTAATAGCTACACCACCAACATTATTCAACAGGGTAACTATCAATTGGACACAACCTAAAAAAGCATCTGTTGAATCTTATGAGATTGGTATTAATAGATTAAATGCAGTTCGTTTTGAAAGTAAAGCTAGTTATGATTTTGAAGGCAGAAGTGTCACAGAAAGTTTTTCTGTAGATAAATTAGAAGCTGGTCAATATTTTGTAGCCATTAGAGCAAAAAATAGATTAGGAGTTTATTCTGATTTTGCCACAGAAATATTTGAGGTAGAAAACTTTGCTACTTTACCTGCTGTTAATACACCTGCAATTAATTTTGTCACAGAAGAATTATTTACTACTACGCAAGGTTCTGGTGTTAAAGCAAAAGCAACATTAACTTTTGGCGCATCAACAAACGCAGATTGGGAGGCATTAGGAGTTACGATAGATCGTTACGATGTTGAATTTAAAAAATCAACTGAAGCATCTTTTCAAGGTGCAGGAACATCACAAGGAACTAATTTTGAATTTTTTGATATTGAACCTGCTTTATATGAATTTAGAGTAAGAGCAATTAATACTGTTGGTGTCGCATCAGAATTTTCATCTACTACACAAAGAATCTATGGACTTACTGCTGTTCCATCAGATGTAAGTAATTTATTTTTAAGAGCAGATTCTAATACTGCAACTTTAAGTTGGACACCTACAACAGACTTAGATGTAAAGATTGGTGGTTTTTATGAGATAAGACATAATTCATTGACATCAGGTGCAGTTTGGGCGCAATCAACTCAAATAGGTGAGGCTGTATCAGGTATTGCAAACTCAACAGAAGTGCCATTATTAGTTGGTACTTATTTAATAAAAGCTGTTGATTCTGTAGGTTTTAAATCTGCTAATGCTACAACAGTAGTTAACACAGTAACGCCTGATTTATTTCAATCATTACAATTTTTAACAAGAACAGAAAATCCATCTTTTGCTGGAACTAAATCAAATATGGTAGTAACTGACGATAATACTTTGAAATTAGAAGCAGATACTTTGTTTGATTCATTGGGATTGATTGACGAAGTAGGTTTGATTGACTCTGCTGGTGGTGTTGATTTATCAGGTACTTATGATTTTGCTAATGTTATAGATACAGGTATATCAGCACAATCCTATAGATTAAGTTCTGCATTTGCTTTTACGACTAATTCAACATCAGACTTTATAGATACTCGTTCAGGTAATATTGATGATTACGAATCTATTGATATAAATACTTATGATGATGTAGAAGTACAGTTGCAAATAGCAACAACTAATGATGATCCTAGCGGTAGTCCTACATTTAGTGATTTCCAAAACTTTAGAATCGGGAATTACTTTGGTCGTGCTTTTAAATTTAAGTTATTAGTGACATCAGGAGATGTAACGCACCAAGTTTATATCACATCTTTATCTGCAACTTTAGAAGCTTTTCAAAAATTTGATACGCAACAATTAACATCAAGCACAAGTTCATTGGGCGTAACTTTTGGTACAGGATTTTTAGTTACGCCAAAGATTGCTGTTACTGCACAGAATATGGCATCAGGAGATTTTTATGAAATAACAAGTGTATCTAGCACAGGTTTTACAATTACTTTCAAGAACAGTAGTGGTACAATTGTCGCTAGAACATTTGACTATATAGCAAGAGGTTTTTAAATGGCACAGCACGATTACGACCTGATTAACCAAAGCGGTTCGTCATTCAGAGCAGACTTAAATAACGCTTTAGATGCAATAGCATCTAACAACTCAGGTTCATCTGAACCTTCCACAAAATTCGCTTACGAATGGTGGATAGATACAACAAATAATTTATTAAAGTTAAGAAATTCTGCAAACAACGCATGGATTACTTTGCCTTTATCAATCACAGCAGATAATGCTACATCTGGTGCTTTAACTGTAAATGGTAATTTAGTAACTACAGGAACAGCAGATATAAGTAATAGTTTACTTTTAAAAGGCACAACACCTACTTTAACTATTGGTGATGGTGGTGAGGAAGATACTAAGATTGTTTTTGATGGCAATGCTCAAGATTATTACATTGGGTTAGACGATTCTGCTGATGATTTAATTATTGGTAAAGGTTCTACTGTAGGTACAACACCTGCTTTAAGTATTGATGAAAATTTAAATTCTACTTTTGCTGGAACAACAACTACAACAGGCTATGTAATTGGTAATAACACTGCACTTTTTGACGACCACTCTACTTTATCTGCTTTCAGTGATTCAAATGGAGTTTATCTGAATGGTAAAAATGCAGGTTGGTTATCACTATCAGGTGATGGCAATCAAAGAACTCATATAAGGCTATTTGGGCAATCAAGTTCTGCTGGAGAAATTATTACATTTAATACTGCAAATGCAGAAAGAATGAGAATTAATTCGGCTGGTAATCTTGGTATTAACACTACAAGTCCAACTGCTACTTTTAAATTTACAATAGATGCAGGGGCTAATCATGGTGGTCGTATAAATAATATTGGTTCAGGTTATTCAGGAATTGTTACAAAAGCAAATGCATCTAATAATTATTTTCCAATGTATTTTGAAAATAATGCAGGAGGAGGCGTAGGTTACATACTAAGTGATTCAACTAGCACAGTTTTTTCTGTCAATGGTTCGGATATAGCTTTTAAAGAAAATGTAAAAGATTGGGATGAAAATGTTTTAGAAAGTTTTAAAAATATAAAACCTTCTACTTTTACATATAAAAGTGATGAAAATAAAAAAGAAATAAAAGGTTATATAGCACAAAATGAAGTAGATAAGTTTCCAGAAGCATATCCAATAAATCCTAAAGATGGCAAACGTTGGTTTAATCCAAGTGGCATGACTGTTTATCT